GAGCCCGGCATGTTCCGGCTTGCCATATGTCTTCAGCCCGTCTGAAGGACGGGCTTGTTCTCTGAGTGCTGAAAGCTAACTATATCGGGCGGTTGTCAATCGGTACTATTTCCCGATCTTCCCGACTGGAATCATTTATACAGGGCTCTCAGCACTCAAAGAACAAAGTGTTCCCTGAGTGCTGGAAGCGGTCCCATGACTTGAGAGTCGGCATCGTCCATTGCTAAGTCATAAATGCACAGCCTATCTCGGTCCCAGATCCAGCATTCAGAGAACAAAGTAAAAACCGTTGCCTGCTTTGAAACTGGGATTGAGATGGAAGACGATAAGAACCCAACAAGCAACGGCAAGATTGTTACAGTCTTTTCTGCGCTCAGTTTCAAGTGAGCAACGGAATTTCTTCCGTCGAGCTTGAGTTAACTCCAAACCTGAGATATTGTCAAGCCCTGCTATGATATTTATCCCACTGACACAAGGCTTATCGGCGAGTGGGGGGAGTTTGCTCCAAAGAGATCTTCTTGACAGGTTAACGTTAACGCTCTAGTTTCTTACTCGGTAACGGAGATTTTTGGTTATCGCTTGCCCGGCTAGGGCAGCCAAAGAACCTCTTTCACCTCGTCGGCCTTCTATAGTCTCCTGGGCCAAGAGACAAATCACTGAAGATATCCACGCTACTGTTGTAGCTTCAGGAAATTCTTCATAACTTGTTCACCTTGAACACTTTGTCTTATGGCTTGCACGGCGATCACTGATATCGTAGTCCGCGAATCCGGTAGATATCTCGCAGAATCAATCTACCAACGAAACTTTGCTACCTCACCCCAAATTCAACTCATGCCACGTGGAACATTTCCCAAAGGCATGGGCGACATTCTCAACGTCTTGACTTATGAGCGCAGCGCCCCCCTGGAAGCTGCTCCCGCCTGGCATGACGTTGTTACCGTAGACGGTGCCGAGGGTGGCGCTTGTTTACCCCCAGTCACCAAGGTTGGGATCGCGTCAACCACGCGCAACTTCAACCTCCAACGCCGAGCCCTGGAAGGGCCGGACTTCTGCGCCGAGGATCTCAGAACCCCTTTTGAACTGGCTCAACAGCTCAACTCGATCAGCGATATTCTGGCTGAGTATTCGAGGCTGGAATGGGAGATCCACAATCGCCAGGAATATTTCCGGCTGGTTAAGCGCAAAGTGGTCATGGGCTGTCCGCCAACCGAGAGCAATACCAGCGCAACAACCTATCCCGCTGTCTGTGCAACCTCGATTCTGACCCAGGGCATCCTGGACCGATACGCAGCCAAGCTGTTCCGGGATGGTGCCATGCAGTCCGCGATGGCCCGCGACAATGGCCGGGCTGTGCTGACTTTGATTACCAGTTGGGAGACCAGCCAAAATCTGATCACCCTCAACGCCGACATGCGCCAGGACTTGAGATGGGCCAAGCCCGACATGCTCCTGGAACCAATCCTGACCAACAACCGAGTGTATCGTGGGTTTGTACATGTGATTGATCCGTATCCTCGCCGGTTCACCTGTGCGGGTGGTGTCTATACCGAAGTTCCTGCCTTTATGACGGCAGCAGCTACCAAGGGCAACAAGGCTGAGATCAACACCGAGTACGAAGCTGCTCCCTATGAAGAGACGGTCATCAAGGACCCGAGTGTGATGAAGCAGTTGATCCCAGAGCCGATCACTAATCCGGCTCCCAACTTCAGATTTGATCCAGTGACCTACACTGGCAGTTGGAAGGTGCAGAACATCCAGGATCGTATCTGCAATCCTGACAGCAACATTCTCTATCACCGTGGAATTCTGGCGGCGGCATCAATGCCGATTCACCCTGAACGCGGCGTGGCATTTGTTCATCTCCGTTGCGACCCGGCTTGCGCTGGCGTGACGAGCTGCCCGAGCTAAACCATTTAACCTAGAAAGGATCTACTTTTATGGCTACTCTTAATACAACTCAGAATCTTGGGCCTAGCATTACCACGACAGATGCAACCGTTACGACTCTGGCCGATTTTCAGACCAGACCTGGACGCGCCTATTTGGTAGAAGCCAAGGTGGTTGCGGTTGATGTTCCACTTGCTCAAGCTGCCAGCTACATACTGGCTGGAACATTCATAACCGATGCGGCCGGGGTTCTGGCTCAGGTTGGCTCAACCACTTCGATTCACTCAACCGAAACTGATACCAACTGGGCTTGCACATTGGAAGCCAGTGGAACCACGATTCGACTCCGAGCCACAGGAGAAGCTGCCAAGGTAGTTAACTGGCGGGCCAATGTTGATATTATCAAGGTTGGAATCGGCCCACAGGCTAGTTAAACAATCACATTCCAGCGGAGTAACTAAGCTGGAAAGATTTTCTGCCTGCGTATTTTCCAGAGGCGGACGTTCCACTGCCGATGGATAGCGAACTTCGTTCGCTCCAGAAGTGGTGCTCGCTGCTCTATGCCGCTAACGGGAACATGGGTCCATCCTATTTCCCAGAAGGAAGCCAGCCGCTTCAATTTGATGATGAGGAAAGGCTTTACCAGAAAATCAATGCCCTCTTAGCCTAAGATACCATGCCTGCATTTTTTCCTGAAGGAGATACCCCTATTCCGTTTGATTTAGAGCAACGCAGTTTGCAGAAGATTGTGAGTTTGGTGGGTGGAGGTGGAGGATCAGGCGGAGCATCTGTTACCGTTGGGAGTGGGGCTCCCGTTGCTGCTGGAACTAGCGGTGATCTTTATTGGGATTCAGTTAACAAGAACATGTACGTCTACGACTCCGATGGCTGGAATATCCACTAGATGAAAACTCTGATTGCTTTACTTCTGTCCTCGATGACTTCCTTCGGAGCGGCCAGCACAACTGCAAGCTTTTTCAAGACTGTTGAGGCAGACGCTTTGGTGCTTAACGAATGGAATGCTGGCACGATAGCCAATGCTGGCACAGCCACGCTGGTCTTGGGAACCAATGTTAGCCGAGCGACTTACTCGGGTGCCACAGCTACAATCGCCCTGCCAGCGATTACCGTTACGACCAACTCATATCAGCTTATCCATTTCGGGACCAATACCAGTGGAGGTGCTCAGATAATAACCATTCCGTCTTTGCTCCGGGACGAGCTATGCGGCACGTGTCTGGTGACAACAATCACAAACAACAGTGGAGCCGGATTCACTATCGTTTTCGATTCAGTAAATGGAGCCTGGAGCCGGGTGGCAGCTCGCGGTGACGCTTTGTCTTTCCCATTATCCTCAACGGGAAACATGAATGCTTCGGGGACAACCAATAGTTACGCTATCGGGAATATATCAGCTAATGGTGGAATTTTCACAAATAGCCTTTCTTTGGCCGGAACGGTCAAAACCAATTGGAGCGAAGTAGGTGGCGTTCCAGGCGGAGCAGCGCTCTCGATTCAGTACAACAGTAACAGCGTGTTCTCTGGGTTCGGATCATTCAGCAATGACACCCAGATAGCACTGATCCCAAACGTCATAGTCCAGACTAACATCTACGTTCTTGGGAACACCAATGGATCTGTTCTGCTTTATGATGGCGATGGAAATGCCTATACGAGGATCGCTGCTGCGCCAGTCATCAGCACCAATGCTGTCATAAACCTACCGATCGAACCTAACGTTGGGGCCTTGGCGGGAACAGCACTAACGTTAGGGACAAACTTAGTAACTGAATTTGTCGGTGCTCCATTGTCAGTCTACGCAGCCGGGACAGCCTACTCACTGACCGCGACTTCTGCCGCTCTGGATTTCGGAACCACTGACCCCGTTTTGCCTATTAGTCATGCTGGAACCTATTTGATCATCGGCAGGACCGTGGTTCGCTACAACGCTGCAACCTTCGTGGCCAATCAAACACTGACCCTAAAGCTTCGCCGAACCAACAACACTGCTGCTGATGTTTCAAATTCAACCGGGGCTTACACGACTGACATTACCACAACTAGGACTGCTAATTTTGTTCAGATCGGTTTCGCTCCTGTTGTCTACACAACCGCCAATGCAGATGACTCGCTTACGATCTTCGGAGACATCTCCGTGGTTCCTTCTGCCGGATCTCTGGATGTAACGGCGGCTTCAATCTTGGCAATCAGACTTTACTAAATGAGACCTATTCTATTCTTGATTTTATCCTGCCAACTTCTTCTCGCACAAGACGGCATTCGAGTTGTTTATGCAGCAAGGCCGCCCGGAGCCATTATAAGTTCACTCAACACGAATCTGGTCTCTTACTGGAAGATGGATGAGACCAGCGGCACTCGCATTGACAGCGAGCCCACGGGCACACCTCAAGACTTTACCGATGCCAGTAGTGTCGGAAGTACGACAGGAATAATTGGAAACGCAGGATTATTTGTAGCTGCCAGCACCGATAGCATATCTCACATAGACTCGATTGATTTATCCGTTGGGAATATTGATTTTAGCGTAGTTCTTTGGGCGAAACTAACAACGACAAATGCTCTTGAGGTGCTGATTAGTCACTGGGCTGCGGCCAGCAATCAACGGGGGTGGTATATTTTATGGGATTCTGCAACTAGCAGATTCAAATTAAATGTTTCTTCAACTGGATCAGACACGACTACCTTAACGGCTAGCAATTTTGGGTCTGCTACAACTGGGGTCTGGTATATGATTTTTATATCCCACGACTCAGTTGGGAATACCATAAATATTTCCGTTAATGATGGCACACCGGATTCCGTGGCCTACACCTTAGGCGTCAAAGATTCGACCGCTGCTTTCACTGTCGGGGCTTTGGGAAGCTCACCTGGAGGAAGCTATGCAAATGCGGCGATTGATGGAATAGGATTTTGGAAGAAAGTCCTGAGCGCTGCCGAGATAACCGAGCTTTACAACGGCGGTGCCGCGAAAACTTGTTGCCCATTTTGAAACTCACCGTCCTCTTCCTCCTTGTCCCGCTGGCTTTAAGTGCGGCCAATCCTTATTGGGTCAGTCCTACAGGATCGGCAACTTGGGCCGCATCTCAAAGCGCGACTCCACTTTCGGGAACAGCCTGTTGTTCATTGGCAACGGCTAATGCCAATATACTCGGAGGAAACCTGGCCTACCTAAGGGCGGGAACTTACGACAACCATCTCTTTCCGTCTCACAATGGAGCAACTAACAGCGTCATCACCTATGCGGCTTACACCGGCGAAACTCCTGTTATCCGCAATGACTCAATTGCCTATGCTACCTACTACCACGCTCTCAATCTCTGGGCTCGAAGTTGGATCAAGGTAAGTGGGATTACGTTTGAACGGAGCGACATCGTTGGCACTTATTTGATGAGGATCTACGCTGGAGGCTCGTTCAACGAGATCGAGAACTGCGTTTTCGATGGCAGGTTTAGGGATGCTTTTCTTACCATTTGGGATGGCGGTTCAAATCCTAACCCAAGTGGCCTTCCGTGTCTCCATAACTGGATTCATGGATGCACTTTCAAACTCACCGGAAGCGTAAGCTATAACGGCTCATACGTGAATGACAATGGCGGATTTCAATTGGGTGTTCCTACCTACGACGATCATTCCAACAACAACACGATAGAGAACTGCACTTTCTTCGGCGGCGGGCATCACAACCTGGAGACCTTCACCAAATATAACGTCATTCGGAGCAACTTTTTCCACAACGAGGGAACCATTACAAACGATACCGGGTTCGCCGCTCTCTATGGACCGGCTGAAAACGGGCTCTACGGAAATCGAAACATGCAGGTGTACGACGGAAACAACAACGATGGCATGTTCAATCTCTTAGAGGGGAATCGTTTTGGGGCTAGTGGTTGCCCTCCAGACGATGATGGTGGAGACGGACTAACCATCACCGCTCCTAAGAACATCGTTCGTTACAACACAATCTATT